ACCAGGGCTAGTAGTTGTACCAGCACCACCACCACCACTACCACCACCACCAGCATTTGAATATGCACCGCCACCGCCACCACCAGCGTAAGTAACAGAAGCCCCAGTAATAGATGATGCTGTTCCATCGCCACCTTTTCCACCACCAGACCCACTACCATTTGCACCAGTGGCGGAAGCACCGCCGCCACCAGCACCACCGTAGGCTGATGCAGCAGTAGAACCAGTGCCGCCGTTATTTCCTTGACTTGGAGAAGTGCTAGGTGTGTTTCCTGAACCAGCCGCACCTATATTGTCGTTACCACTACCACCACCACCAGAACCACCGCTATTGCCGTTGCAAATTGTTACGCTGTTACTTCCACCGCCGCCACCGCCTGTCGCAGTAATTGAAGCGAATACTGAATCATTACCGTTACCACCTCTTACAGAATTTGAATTAGTGGTAGTACCGCCAGCACCGACAGTTACCGTATATGTAGTCCCTGTAGATACAGACAATGAATCAGTACGATAACCGCCAGCACCACCGCCACCACCAGTATTTGTACCACCACCTGCACCGCCAGCGACTACAAGATAATCAACAGTCAGCGTATAAGTAGGTGTTGGCAGAACGGTGTAAGCCGAAACATATCCACCGTCACGGCGAGAACCCATAAACTAACCCAGTAACGCTTGTGCTTCGTCTGCTGTCAAACCAAGTTTTGCTAATGCGCTGGCTTTTGCTTCGGCTTTTGCTTCCAATGTTTCGGCTTCGGTTTGCTGTTCAAACATCATCGTTGCCCACGCTTCAACCGCTTCATCGTATTCTTTTTGAGATAATTTATGTGTCACGCCGTTCACGGTCGTGTGCATTTCAGGGTTTTCGTCACGACATTGTTGTGCGTATTGTTCTTTAGTTGTCATTATGCCACCTTATATGATGCCGTAAGAGTAAATGAGTCGCCAGTTGCCCAAGTAAATGGAATAGTTGAACTTGTAGTCGTATATTGTAAATAGGTAACGGCTGCGTTTAATGGTCGCAATCGGATAACACCGTTATTCATATCTGCTACGCCAAGATATTCTTCGCCTGTCACATCGTTAAATCTAATTACGCCTATGGCATGTTGATATGTTTCCGCTGGTGCAACAGGACATGCGAAATCACTGGAACCTACAAATGAACTCGTTGAACCCAATGTAACTTTTAATTGCACAAAAATCAAATCTTGCACACGAACATAAGTTGCGTAATTTACTGTCCCATTACCCAAAGTAAATTGGGTAAATGACGGCGTAAATGAAACAACATTGCCACCACCTAGGATACCTGTCGGAACTGCTTGAACTATTTGGCTAGAAGTATAAGCCATAACTAAACCGTGATTCTATTTACATACCCGTGAATACAAATCACATCTGCTGTCCCCGCAAAAGCACGAACAACTTTTGCTGTAGCGTTACCCTGCAACAACAATCCTGGGATTACTGTTACAAGACCAGCCTCAGGCAAAACAGTAACCTCGATATTGCCATCAGGTGCAGTAGCCTCACCCCATTCAATCGTCAATTTGACCGATGAAGTAGAAGTGTTTACTGCATACAACCAAATTTCATCAATCGTGGTTGTAGTCGTAGATGCTGTATGAATTGCCGTACCCGCAGTTGCAGTTGCGGCAACCTTGATTGCAAGACCTGTACCTGTTGAGCCTGCTGGCTGTAATGCTAATTTTGTGAATGTTGCCATGTCTCTCCTATATTAAGCGAATACCTGTGAACCTATAACCAACTGGTCGCTGTCACCAGCAACACTCGGCGGAAGAACAGCCCAAGCAGCATCCGTACCATCAGAAGTTAGCACATAACCCGAAGTACCGATAGGAATACGGGCAACCGTAGGACCAGAACCCATCGTCAACAAATCACCACGAGTAGTCATCGTCGACGCAAACAAGTTCGCCTCATCAGCCTCATCAGCCGTGAACACCGGATAGATCGTCGCACCCGAAGCATGAACCGAAGCAGTTGTGTCATCTTGTGCGCGAACCAAGGTCAAAGTGCTACCAGAAATTGTTGCCGAACATTTTTCTTCAGATGAAGTGCCTGGATCAATTACCACATAAAACGGCACAGCCGCAGTAGAAGGCCAGCCGGTAGTCGCTGTTAAGGTTACCGAAGTGTCCGAAACGCTAAGGGCATTCGTGGTGGTAGTAGATGCTGCCGCACCTTTGTATTGTCGCCTAGTTACTGCTGCCATAAGTCTCCTGCACTATATCACACTACGCTACTGATCTCATAATAACAGTAGCGGTTCCTTCCCAGTCCCAACTATTGTTAATATTTGAGTCATCTAGCGCCTCCCATTGAACATTTTCTACGATTACCGAATAGATTTCTCGGTTTTCCTGATAAGTAATGATGCGGGGGGTATCTACCAAATCCCGTAAAAAAGCCATTTCCTCATCAACATTTTGATAATACTCTCTGCCGCGAATGTTGAGTTTGTGGTGCATAATTAGTGGCACCGAGAAAATTTGAGAACGCAACGGAGCAGCATAAGCACGACCCATCCACCTAGTCACTTCAGGACTGACCGCGTTATCTGTAGCCGACCTGCCTAAAGTAAGTTTTGCTTCAACTTCAAACACTCGATCTTCTAAGCCGCCAATTGTTTTCTCTTTACCGCCAGCCAAAGTAAATGCTTGAAAGTCGTGATACTGACCACCGTCAGCTTTGATTGATAATGTCACAGACCCATCCAAAGGTCGGCAACGCAAATCCCATTTTGGTACAAATTTTGCATCAGGAATACCCCAACGATATATTCCTGATTCTAAATATCCTGAAGCAACAAGATCGGTGGCATGAGGGATATAAACACCCTGACCGGACACCGTAAACATCGGTTCATTGTTGTATTCATGGATTGCTACAACAGTTCCTTGAGTTGTTGCCATTAGATCCGAAGCATAAGCAGGTTGATTGGATGTGATGAACACGGAAGCATCCAGGCGACCAATACCGGTAGAAGTGGAATCAAAGTTACTCCACGCAAAATAAATATATTTACCGATACCAGCAAACGTGTTTACACCATTTGTAATCTCGATAAGCGGTCCGATAACCAAGTTGCCGTCAGTATCAGAAGAACAAAAACGAAACCCTGTTGTAGTACCGATAACAACATAACCCAAATAACCGTAGATTGTTGTAATGATTTCACCTTGCGGAAGTTCTGCGGCAACAGTAGGAATATCAAGTGCAGTACCATCAGCTTTGATTTGCGTTTTGTAAACAAGACTGATGTTGCCCGAGTAACCTGCGCAATAGATGTGATTTTGTCCGGCAGCAAACCCAACCCACTCCCAGTTTGTGCTTGGGTGCGTAAAAAGCGCAGAAGGATTGTTTGCACTTGAACCCGCCGCAGTTGTGATGTTCCAAATTTTTCGTTTATCAGTACCTTGACCCGCAACCATTAAACGGCCTTTTACATAAGCCATGTATCCCGCTTCGATACCTGTGATGTATGCCGAAGCAGAACTAGTGCCAGCATTTGTTTGATCTATGTCACCATTTGCATACGAGAAAAATACGTTGTAGCCGTCGGATGTAATGCTGTAAATGTTTGATGCTGCTGTACCTGTAACCGTAGAAATCGTGCCAAAATTGATTGTGTATTTTACGTTTTGCCCATCAGAACCATAAAGTCGACCGTCGGCGGTAGTCGCATACAAGTTTGCGTTAGAAGTGTTATAAACTTTTGTCGTATCTTTCAACAGCGAAAGTTCGCCTTTATCCCAAATGTATATACCTTTTGAATTATTAAAACGATACGGTTCAGCGTCGGCAGTATCGCCATAAGTTTGACCAGCACCATAATGCCAAGACGATTGAGAACGTCGCCACAAACCTTGCGGGTTAATAGCCGATTCGCCAGGCTCGGCAGATTGGTCAACTGAGTCACGAACACGAGCATCGTATTGTCGTTGAAACGAACCAGCTTTTAGATCAATAAGATATGGTCTGCCATTGATAGCAACAGGGAAAACATAAGGTACAAGGGTTGTTGCACCAGTACCGGAATAGAACCCAGACGCAGGAGTGTAAGGGGTTGTAAAATCTATTAAGCCAGCAGCCATTGGCTACTTCCTAAAAACTAATGGATACTGCTGTTTGAGTCGTGCTGCTTCTGCGATAATGCGCTCACGACGCAATCTTTGAATATTTGTCAGCGAATCCCGCGTAGCACCAGCAGGCACTTCATCGGATCTACGGGTGTCACCTTGCGATTCAATAAAGTTTCGTTTGATTTCGCGACCGTTCATCATTCGCAAAATAACACCCATTTCCAAAATGTCCTCACAGGATTGAGGCACAAAACATGTTGTTTGTAAATCCGATGATTCGTTTGTGGCGCGAACAAACTCGCGTTTTGTTACAACCCGAAGGGTTCCAGCCATAACCGGTTCATCAAAAACAATGGCAAAACCCGATGCAAAATCTGCTGTTGGTAAATTGCGTTGCAATCTAACGTTGCGAATAATTGGATAATCATCAGCTAAATAACGCAATCTAACATCAATTAAATCAATGATTCCTGTAGCTGAAGTTAAATTGATTTGGCGATCAGACCCGTTGTAGCTGATGTCTTGAGCGACAACCCTAAACAAACCATTCATTGTGGAGCTTAAATCGTCAATGTCCGAATTTAAAGAATCCAACATTTGTTGGCGTGGGAACCTGGGGTTTACCGTAGCAAGAGCACCGGCGGTGTGTGCTACCGGAGTAGTACCGTCGTAACCACGTTCAACGGTTAAAGTTTTTGTTGCCGTAACAGTAGACCATATATACATAAGTTCGGATTCAATTTCAATTACCGAACCTTCACGAAAGCCACCCAAGTCATAGGACAGCACAATAGAAGTGTCTGACGAAGTAACCGTTGTCGCTAACTTGTTTCGTTCCTCAACGGTACCCGATAAAAGTTGGCGACTGGCTCTAGTAAGTACCGCACCAGCAGTTGACATTTGTTAGTATTTTTTGGCTTTCTTCATCGGCATACCAGTTTTTTTTGCTTCCTTTTTAGCTGCGGCTTTGCCTTTAGCTGTATATGGAAACTCTTTTTTCCCTACTTTTGGCATGATTGTTGCTCCGTTCTTTGTATACACAACATATCATAGCGTAATTAACCAACGATATTGGTTTTGTCGGGCAAAATACCTGTTGCTACTTGCCAGTTTTCCTCTGCGCGTTTCTCAACGGTGGCAGCACCATCGATGCTTTTGGGTTGCTGACCATCTAAACGCAACCGATGATAGGCGTCTAGGTCTTTATCTAACGCCCTTTCTTTCTCAATGATCCGTTTTGACTCCGGTTTACGGGTAGGCATAGCTTCTGCCGAAACATTAAAGTGTGCAATTTTGCACCCAAAACAATCCTCAACATCCAGATTTGGATGCACCCTTTGATGAATCATATTAATAAGTTATGCCACCGCCATCAAAATAGGCAGCGCCATCGGTGAAGCCTTGGCTAAAAGCGCGAATTGTTGTATCAAAACCGCCAATTATAATTGACCCAAATTCAAGATCATCAAAAGAAATATTTGCATCTTTGGTGTCATCGCCACCATTCTGCAAAGCAATAAGTTGCACGACGCGGTTAAATTCTTTATTGACAGTACCGGCAATAACGTTTAGTGCATACAATAATTCTTTGCCAGTAGTCCCTGCTAAAACGTTTGCGGCACGTTGCGTTTCTAAGCCATCAGTATTAGCAAGACGATTTATCTCTTTTTGAAAACTCATGATATATAACTACCATATCCTGCCGCGGTTAAGGATGCAGCTTCAGCATCAGAAACAACGTTCTCATGGCCCCCATAATAAGTAATAGCCACAGTTGTCATATCCCCAGGTTGATTTTCGGTGTAACTATTGTCGGTCAATTTATATACGTTACGTCCACGTTCTCCGGGTCGCAAATACCTAAATAAACGATGCTCTACTGATGTATCAAACGGATCAGCCCAACGCACCAATTCATCGGTAGGTGGAGTAAACGTTGGCATAAAACAAATCCTAACACAAAAGTAGGGCCAAGCAGAAGGGGGTAACTGCCTGACCCTACATTTTGTGAACTTACTTCAACTAACGGAGATTACACACCGCCAAGTGAAGACGATGAGTTGATAACGCGGATAGCTGCTTGACGGAAAATTCCGTAGCCGCCCAACCAGTACCAACCAACCGGATTGAAACGCATCAACGAATCAACTACTGGACCACGCACAACTTTTGGATATGCTCCATTGCCGTCTGTGATCGAGTGTGCTTTCGCCAATGATTGACGACCCATGATGATTGTTGAGTACAAGTCAACTGTGCCGCCTGCACCACCAGTCAAATCAATTGGAGCGCGAGGAGTCTCAATGAAACGAACGGCTTCAAACGCACCGATTTCGCCATTGTAGATTGGCCCAATGTTGCTGTAAACGTGTGGATCACGCCACGAAGCTGCGCCGGTTTCACGACGAAGATCGTACGACACGTCTGGGTGGATGAAAGCCATGTACATTCCGTTGAATGACTGAGCTTTTGCACCACGCAATTGTGCGGTAACGATACGAATATCGTTGGCTTCAACGATATCTTCCGCAGCGACTGTGGCGTTTGATGTTGGTGTGCTTGCGCCACCACCACCGTAAACAACGTTTGTTGCAGCCTTCAAAACGTTAGCAACAACAGTATCGATTGACGATCCTGCGTTGTAACCAATGAGGTTTGCTGCTACAGCATCAACGTCAAGGAACG